TATGGTTCTGGTTCTGGTTCTGGTTGGCATTGCCGTGGCTGTGCCGTGGCATCGTGCCTTTCTTTGATTTCATTGGATTTTTCAGGATTTTTTGACCAGCGCGCGCGAGCAATCTCAGACTGTTTTTCGGAATTTTTTTGCGAAATTTCCGTCTCAGTCAGCGCTCGACGGTTGATGATCGACCCGCCATCGATGCCGATCTTGCCGAGATCGACCAGCGCTTCGATGATCTTCTTGGCTCGCCCAGGAGTGCATCCGAGCTGCCGAGACAGGCGTTGATAATCCGCCTTCGGAGGCTCTCCGGTGGATGCTGTCAGAGCCACAAGAGTGATGAGCGCGCCGCGCTCTTCAAGGCTCAAGGCGTTGGTGCCTGACAGCCAGTCGTCGGAGAAAAATCTGATATACGGGACGCCGCCCATTTCTTGCCCTCAGGTTAGGGCAGGGATTGTGCAGCACCTCCCACCGTGCTACCTCTTTCCCTGCGATGTCAACGCTCGCACCTTGCCATGACCGGCATCCCAACTCAACCCTCTGGCGTCTCCTCCCATCCTGCGCCAGAGGGTTTTTTCTTGCCCAGACAGGCTGTCGAAGATACGGTCGTGGCGTTCATGCCTCTGTGAACGTCAAGCGGTTCTTCCTCCCTCGCTTGACCTACTGGGCGGGTTGAGCGAGACACACGCTCCCCGCCCGTTTTTTCAGGGCATGTCGCCGAGCCGCCGCTTGGCTGCCGCGCTGATCCGATACCAGCCATTCCGCAGGATCACGTCGCCAGCGTCATCCATCTCGTGCAGCGCGTCCTGCACCTCGCGAGGCGACAGCCCTAGGTCGCTCGCCATCATCTCGGCACTGGCAGCGGGGATGATCCGCAGATAGGCCAGGAGCGTGTCCCTCATGTCTCTCTGATCTCCAGTCCCATTGCGCGGGCTACGGCCACCCGGACCTCGTAGTCGCGTGTCGGATAGCCCTTGGTGTCCTCATACACCAGAACGCCATCTTCGGTGTATGAGAAGTCGAAGGTCAGCTTCATCTTCCGTCCCGTCCGCGTGTAAAGCGGGCGATATTGACCCATGAGTTCGATCTTAACTTGCCGCTGTAGATCGCTGATTTCGCCAGCCTTCTCCAGCATCTGAAGTTCTATCCAGCGCAAAGCCTCCTTCTTGCTGTCGAAGGTGATCTCGCCGACCTGGGTTTTCTTCGCGCCGTATTTGTTCCGAGATGCGCGGCGGGCGTAGCGGGGAGGGACCTTCACCCCCATTGCGCCGCCATCGCGTCTGCAATGCCTTGATATGTGCGAGACCGTTCCTTCCAGCGATCAGGGCCGGGACTTGCCAGATGGCAGTCAGCGCGGGCGTTCGCAGCCGTCATGTCCGACGTTGGCAGCAGGGGCGGCAAGCCGCGCGTCCAGAAGCATGTCCGCTTCTTTGCCGGGTCTCCGAACTGCCAAGGTTGAACCGTGAAGTCCGGGCCGCGACCGACGATCTCTCGCGCATATTTGTGCATGACTGGATTTTCGACCGCCACGCGGGGAGCGTTGGCGTTGAGGCAGGCGAGGAAGAACGCAGCGCCATCGCGCATGTCATCCCACAGGTCACGCTCGGCTAACCAGCGGACGCCGCTGTTGCAGAGGCGGGTGCAGGGCGGGTGCGCGATTACCAGGTCCCACGGCTCGCGGAGAAGCGGCAGGACGTCGCCTTGAACGTGCGGGCCGGGTGCCTCGCTGGGGAGAAGGTCGCACGACACCGCGTCGTGTCCGCGCCGGATGAAGGCGTCACGGACCCGACCGGAATATTCGCAGGCAATGAGAACCTTCACCGCATCGCCTCCGCAAAACGATGCCGGACCATCTCAGGGTTGTTCTTGACCGTCGGCATGTGGATGTCCGGCTTCCGGGTCACATCCGAGGCGGCGATCCACCAGCGCACCGTATTTTCGGGACAGTCGAGCATGATAGAGATCGGGCGAGCGGCGAAACCAGCGCGGGCCAGCTTGAGCGCCTTTTCGCGGCTCGGGTTGCGCTGGTATCCGGGTTGATCCTGAGGCCGAAGCCCGTAGTGCCGAAGGGCGTCGTAGATCATCTTCCTCGACACCTCGTAGTGACTGGCGATGTCCGCAACTGACTTTCCGTCGGCAAGCATCTTCCGCATCAGGTCGGGGTCATATCTGCGCGAGATCGGCATCACCAGTCCTCCGGCTTCACTGCGCCGTCAGTGACAATCGAGATGAGTATCCGGGCGGATCGCTCGGGTTTCACACTTCCTGCGAGCCACCGGCTCAGTTGCTCGCTGCGGACCCCGACCAGCCGGGCGAAGTCCTGTTTCTTGATGCGCCTGGCGCGGATGTGATCCGCGAGCGCGATGTGTGCTGCATGTTCCATGACGGCACCCTAGCGCGGGACGAATCTTGGCTCAAGCGCAAGTTTTCTGTTGCAAGGGTGGCGGTGGGTTGATACAAGGGTGTCAGAAGAAACGGGCAGCAGCCCACTAACGAGGAGACACTCATGGACATGAACGCCCTTCACGCCCGCATCGTCGCAAACCGCGCAGCGGCTGGTCTTGTTGCCGCAGATGGGGTTGCCTGCGCGACATCGGCGGAAAAAGCATACCGCGACTTCCGCGTTGAAATGAAAGCACGCGACGACTGGGGGAACCTGCCTGCCAACCTTGAGCGCCGCCTGAACGCTCTTCGCAGCGCATACCGCGCCTCATAACACAACCGGGGGCTTCGGCCCCCACCACCCACCGGAGGAAGACAGATGCCATACGATCAAACCACCGCCCGCGTTGAACACGAATTTTCCACAGGTTGGATTGAGAAAAACCCTACCTTTGCCGCAGACCGCATAGCTTTGTGTATCCGCGAAATTCAAGAAAGCGGTATGGAGATTTCCTTTGATTTTTCACGGCGTGGCTTCATGAAGATTGTCGGCCATCGCTAAACACAACCGGGGGCTTCGGCCCCCACCACCTACCGGAGGAAGTGATGACCCACGCTTTTGACAACATGTTTCCGCGCCGCGCGCCGATGACCGAAGAGCAGGCCCGCGAAGTCGTATCGGAAATGATGCGAGATACCGCTCTGCCAGCACGCAAGCGTCTGATGCAGACTGCCCTCAAGATTGGCAATCTGACGGATGAGGCCAAGGCAGTATATCGCGCCGCTCTTGCCGCATCCTAAGCAACCGGGGACTTTGGCCCCCACCACCAACCGGAGGAAGTCATGAACCACGAAGAACAGATGCGCGTCTGCCCCGAATGCGGCGGCGTCGGTCGCTGCGACTATGAGTTGCCGGTGATCAACTACGTCAGCGGCGGATTTATCGACGTGATCAACAAAACCTGCGAGCTGTGCGACGGAACAGGCGAGGTTGAGTTTCACGAGGAAGAGGAATGAGCAAGACCGTCCTAGCGCGTCACTACGCCGAGGAAGTCGCGAAGAACATGCTTCTGGTCTACTGGACCGAAGAAGATGTCCGCCGCGAGTTCCACCTTCAGAATGCGCACGAGGCGATGAACGATCTCGCCGATGCGCTTGGATACGACATCAAGAAAAGAGAAGAACCATGAACATCAAAGACATCATCTTCGACTTCCTCGGGGTCGTGTGCATCTTCGGCACTGGCTACGTGATTTTGGTCCTCGGCCACGGGGTGGGCTTCTGAGATGACCGAACACAAAAATATCTACAGCGCGCTGTGCGCCGCTCAAGCCGAGTTTGGCAAGGTGCAGAAGGGTAGCACAAACCCGGCGTTCAAATCGCGCTACGCTGACCTAGCCGATGTTGCCGGGGTGGTCATTCCCACGCTGTCAGCGCATGGCGTTGCCGTGCTGCACTATATGGTGGGCGAGGGTGACGCGATGGCGATGCGAACAGAATTTGTTCACGCAAACAGCGAAAGTCGAGTTTCATGCGACGTGCCTTTGATCGTTGATCGCAACAACATGCAGGGCATGAAATCAGCCACAACCTACGCCAAGCGAATTGGGCTGGAAAGCCTTTCAGGTGTAGCACCTGACACGGACGATGACTGGAATGCAGCGGCGAAGGCACCTCCGAAGCAGGAGCGAGCGCCCGCCCCCATGACAGAGTTTGAGTTGCAGACAATCAACGACCTGATCGATCAGACAAAAACCGACGAAGCCAAGTTCTGCGCATACTGGAAAGTCAAGGCGTTGGACCTTCTGAGCGGCGCACAAGCCCAGAGCGCCATCGCCATGCTGAAAAAGAAGCTCGAGGCTGCGAATGGAACAGAGAACTGAGGAATGGTTCTCGGCTCGGCTGGGGTGCGTCACCGCATCCCGGACCGCCGACGTGATGGCCAAGACGAAGAGCGGATACAGCGCGAGCCGGGCGAACTACATGGCCCAGCTCATCAGCGAGCGACTCACCGGCCAGTCATCGGAGGGCTTCAGCAGCGCGGCGATGCAATGGGGAACAGAGACAGAGCCTCAAGCCCGCATGGCTTATGAACTGATGACAAACGAGACTGTCGAAGAGACGGGCTTCGTCGTTCATCCCTCAATCGAAGGCTTCGGTGCATCTCCCGATGGCTTAGTCGGGGATCGTGGCCTGATTGAGATCAAGTGCCCGAACACCGCCACCCACATCGACACGCTGATGTCAGAGAAGGTTCCGAGCAAGTATCTGATCCAGATGCACGTGCAGATGATCTGCACGGATCGGGACTGGTGCGACTTCGTGAGCTTCGATCCACGCTTGCCCGGCGACATGGCATTCTGGGTGAAGCGGGTCGAGCGCGACGGAAAGCTCTGCGACGAGATTGAAGCCGAGGTGACCAAGTTCCTCGCCGAACTGTCGGACAAGCTCACCACGCTGCGGCGTAGGTTCTCAGTCAATCAGGAGGGAGTAGCATGACCGACGAAGACATTGTCAAAGCATATGACCGAATCGAAGAACAGTGCGGCGGGATCGCCAACGCCAGTCCCCGCTACGTGGTAGAGCGGACGGCGCAGGAGCTGGATGTGAACGTCGAGCGGGTGCGCCGCGTGATGATAGATCACTGGACGATGCGGGGTGGCGGATGATGCCATACAAGGTCCGCCTCACCGGCCCACGCCAGCGCCTCTACGCCCACCAACTTATCGACGCGGCACCGGATTATTCCACCCTCACCATCTCAGGGGGAGACCGAACGCTCGATCAGAATGCCAAGATGTGGTGCCTCTTAAGTGATATCGCTCTGGCCCAGCCAGAGGGCAGAAAGTGGACGCCGGAGACATGGAAGTGCGCGTTCCTGCACGCCCTAGGCCATCAGGTTCAGTTTGCCGACGGCCTAGATGGCACCGGACCATTTCCGCTTGGCTTCAGGTCATCAAAGATGACGAAGCCGCAGATGAGCGCGCTGATTGAATCCATCTACGAATACGGCTCCCGACATGGTGTCGAGTGGAGCGAGAAGGAGGAAGTATGAAACCGAAACTAACGCTCAAACGATGGCGAGCGCTCAAGAAGCTGGAAGGCGTCGGGGATGCGCCGTTCCTGTCCGCGCAGTTCGACCTCAAGGGACCGACGATGATCAGCCTAGAGGAATGCGGATGGGTCGAGCGCGTCGAAGAACCAGAGACCGAGACGCCATTCTTCATCCAAACGAACGGCCTCCACTGGCGACTGACCGCCGCCGGACGCGCCGCCATCGCGGCACTTCCTGAAACCGCACCACCGAGGAACTGATATGGAACACATCGACACCACCGCAGCAGACCAGCTTCGCCAGATCGTCGAGCGCATCGAAGCCCAGAACGAGCGGATCTCCGACGAGACCGAGGCGCGGAAGGAAATCTATGCCGAAGCTAAGGCGCTCGGATACTGCCCGAAGACGATCAGCAAGATCGTTGCTCTCCGCAAGAAGCGGGCGGAAGACATCGCCGAGGAAGAGGCCATCGAAGCCGTATACCGGGAGGCCCTCGGGCTATGAGGTGGCTGCTCAAGCCCATCATGCGGCCCATCGCAAACAGGCGGCTGACGAAGTTGTATGCGGAGCGCAACCGAATCGAGGCTGCGATCATCCGGGCGCGGAAGTCGAAGGGACGGGTTCAGGACCTTTACGACATGTCGCTCGCCGTCACCGTTGAATGCCACCAGTGGGAAAGATGGCTGGACTGACGAGGAAGACACCCCTGCGCAAGGTCTCGGCCAAGCGCAGGGCCTATAGGGCCAGTCAGGACGGCCAGGAGGCGCTTGAACACATGCGGCAGGTCAAGGGTCTGCCGTGCGTCATCTGCGGCTCTGCGCCGCCCTCAGAGGCTCACCACGTCATCTGCGACAGATACGGGACGAGGAAGGCCAACGACTTCGACACGATCCCGCTTTGCGCCCGACACCACAGAGAGGGACCGGACGCGATCCACAATGGAAAGGCGTCATGGGTCGCCAAATATGGTCCAGATCACGCATACCTTGAGACAGTCAGGAGGATGCTTGGCAAAGGGTAACTGGATGCCGGTGCGGGTCGGACGGAAAATCTACCCATCACACGGACACGCGGCTAAAGCGCTCGGGATCAGTAAGACCGCAATCAGCCAAAGGCTGCGGCGTCGAGGTCATGCGGAGACGATCCCTGAAGGCGGGGTGCCTGGCAATATGAATGCCGCGAAGCCAGTCACGATATACGGCACCACCTTTCCGTCGAGGAAGGCGGCTGCTGATGCGCTTGGCATCACGCGAAGCCAACTGACAAAGTGGCTGTCTGACAAGGCGTCACCGGCCCAGCGCCAGATGATGCTATCGGCCATGATGCGCTATCGGATCAAGTCCGACCGCTGAAAAGCAAATGCCCCGGCAGGCATCCGGGGCATCACTCACGCGGCGGGGAATGGAAACACCGCGCTAAGGTGACCACCCACACAGCTCTGCGCCGGTCATGTTATGCGCGAGGAGCTGGTCGATGGTCCCGTCCGTCAATCTGTCATTCGTCGAAGGCCGGATAGGTGACGCCGCCTGACAGAACTGCGCCTCAGTCGCGCATCCAGCGAGCGAGAGCGTCATCCCGATCAGAGCGAGACATGCCGCGCACTTCCTCATCAGCCTTCCTCCTTGCCTCAGCCGCCCGCAGCGCGTCCTGCAGGCGCTGCACGGCGGCAAGTCGCTTCGCCCGGTTGTCGAGATACAGCACCGCCATGAAGACCATCACAGCGCCGATCCCGACGAGCAGGGCATACCGCCCGAGGCGCGATCCCATGAGCCAGATCACAAGCGACCACCTCCCCAGATAGCCTCCACGACAATGAGCGCGGCACCGACGGCCAAGGTAAGCACAACGCCCGCAAGTAAGCCGCCCAGAAACGCCCAGATCATCTTCCCTTGTCCCCGGCTTTCAGATCGTCCCAGCGAGCATAGAGCATCAGCCCAACACCCGCCAGCGTCAGAGCCACGCCGACCCAGCGCAGCACCGGAAGAGCATCAGCCATCGCGCTGACATCATGGGCAGCAGAGAGCGCCTGATCGGCCACATCAGCCATGCTGGCAATCCCGGTGCCGACGACCGCGACAGCGCCGCCCTTGCCCGTCCTCGTCTCGCTCAGAGCCTTGCGCGGACCACGCAGCCAGCGCTTCACGCTGAATCCTGGGCACGCCTTCGCCGCGACTTCGTTATGGCCCCGCACTACAGCGCTAGGGTATTTCGCCTCCAGCTTGTCGAGCAATTCCGAAAGCGATCCCTCTTGGAGGCTGGTGTAGTGATCGGCGAATGTGTCGTTCTCGTTCGAGCCGTGGCCGCCGACGAGGCAAATGCCGATACTGTGCGCGTTGTGCCCGGAGACATGCGCGCCGATCTCTTCCTCCGGGCGACCAGCGATCACTGTGCCGTCGCGGTCGATCAGGTAGTGATAGCCGAAGCCCTTCCATCCCCGCTGTCGGTGCCAGCGGTCGATCTCGTCGCGCTTGGCCTCCGCGCTCTGGTCGGACATCCAGTCCCGCCGGGTCGCGGAGCAGTGGACAAATATCTCGTTGATGGTCCGACTCATTTGCCCACCTTCGAAATCAGCGCTTTGATGTCGTCCCGGATTTCGGCCAGCATCTTGTTCGTATCGTCACGAGCCTGCTTCGACGCCTCAAGGTCTTCACGGCGCTGGTTCCAGAGTCGCCGAATTTCCTTCGTGTTATCCATCGCCCTCGCCTCAAGACGGATCAGCCAGACAATCAGGGAGACGAAGCCCATTGCAACGGGCCAAAATTTCAAAACAGATTCCATCGTCTTATTCCATGACCTAGACAGCCTCAACGGCGCTGAATGAGATGCCGTAGGTGCAGACCTCGTTGATCGACCAGGCGGTATTGTTGTTGGCAAGCCGGAAGACGCCAGAAGTGTTCTCAAGTCGAACAACTGCATTGTCCGCCGGGCTAACTCGAAGATCGGGCCAGATGAAAATGCGAGCATTACCATCCCCGTCCGTAGTCACATCCTGCAAAACCTTATAGAGCTGCGAAGACGCTCCGGTGCCAAGCTGTATCCAATCGCCAGCCTTGAGCCAGCCAACGGTATTTGGAGTGGCGTCGTCTACAGTCAGAGAGTTTCCAGTCTGGCCGCTGCCGTTTACCAGCACGATGCCGCGACCTGATCCGCGCGGAAGCCTGTTTTTCGTGTCCCCCAAGAGGAAGGTTTTTTCTGGTCCATTCAACGCAAGCAGGAAGGCGACGAGAGGTTCCATCGTCTCGCGGCGGAACGGCGGAATATTGATGTCCACAGACCAGCGTTGACCGGGGAATCTGACAACCTGCTGCTTGAATGTGAACGGGCTTTCCGATCTGGTCACCGCGCTCTCGCCATTGAAGCTGATCTGAGCGACGCGGATGCCATCAGGGAGGCTCAGTGGGTAGGTCAGCCCGACAGTGATAATAATCGGGGCCTGACGTCCAATCGTGAACGATACGCTTGGAACAGAAACCAGCGCACTTGTCGCAACGCCAGGCACATGAGCGAGAACCGTCGCACCCGCCGCCGGAACGGAACTAGAAGCACCAGTTGCGACAGAAGGAGCCAGCGCCGCAACAGCGATGTCGGCAGCCGGAACTCTGGTTGTGATTGCCAAGAAAATGACAGGCGAGAATGAAGAAATCGCCAGATCAGCAGCTGGGGCAGCAACAGATGCACCAGTCAAGACGCTGGGGATGAATGCACTGATCTCTAGGTCAATAGATGGACACGCAACAGAGGCACCAGAACTGACCCCAGGAGCCGCTACTGCAATGGAAACCGCAGCCGCCGGGGCATAAACCGCCACGCCGCTAACAGCAGCACCGCCGGAAGCGAGCGGTAGGGCGGCTATGGGGCTGAAGCCGAGCATTGGTTACTCCTGTCCGTCTGTCCCGAGTTTAGCACGGTCAGGGCGTGGTGTCATATCCTGTGGTGACCCAGATTAGACCTGCATCGCCGCGCGGAAGATGTCGTCGATCTGAGTGTCGGTGAACCCATTCGGCCCACCCAGCGCGTCGATCAGGGGGCTGGTGCGTTCGATGACCGTGGCGTATTCCCACACGATGCTCGCCTCTGGGTCCGCGTCAGCGATAGCCTGCACCTGCGTCAGCAGGTCCATACGATGAAGCGTCAGGCGCATCTGGGCAGGGGTGCAGCGCATGTCAGCACGCTCAGCGGCGAGGGCTTCTTCTGGGGTGGGAACGGGTGCAGGTTCCGGTGTGTTACCCTCGGCCAGCCATGCCTGATAGGCCGCGTAATCCGCATTGGCGGGGTCGATAGGAATACCCGCGCCATCGCTGCGCAGGATCATCTGATCGTTCATCAGTTTGTAAGAATAATCCATCTTATAACTCCGCAGACGCAGTGTAATGAAATTGGACGCAGCCTAATGTGCCAGACACTGAGCCGCCCGAATTTTGATAGGCAAAAAAGTTTCTATCCGAAGCCACGTTAGGAGTGGCAGAACCCGCCGCCAAATCTGAGCTTGCCATGTTCGCAAGCGTATTAGACGTTCCGTTAGGCGACCAGATCAAGATTGTCGGCGCTGTGCGCTTGACGGCCATGAAAGTGACCATAGGCAGCTTGTCCCCATTGGAAACGCTGTTACCTGTCCCAATGTAAAGCACAACGCCGTTATTACCCTGCCCGCTCGCTCCGGGCGCGACCGATTGGTTATACGACTTTTCAAAATACCTCTGACACAGCGCCAACTCCTGCCCGTAGCTGCGATGCTCAAAGGGAGTGGCGGTGTCGCCTGCTTCGAGTTGGACCAAAGACAGGGTGCCAGTCCCAGAAGTCTCGACCGTAGCATTCGTCCCGCCGGTCAGCGTGCCGGTCATGCCGCTGTTGCCAGCAGAACCTCCGTTAATCGTCATCTGCACGGTGCCGGTAAACGACAGGACATGCGTCCCGCTTTGCAGGTTCAACCCCTCGATGACCTGCACGAGAGACCCGGCGCTGATCGTGATGGTTGTGACATTCGCAGCCGTAGCAAAGGTGTAGGTGCAGCCGCTCGCCCCGGCCTTCCAGCGGTCGTGCCCGTAGGCCCCAGCACTGAGCGTGACCGTTCCGGAAACAACGCGCTGGTTGATGCCGAAATTGCCGTTGATGATCTTGTTGCGGTTCGACAGGGAGCCAGCCGTGGGTAGCGGGTTGCTATTCACGCTCAGACCAGCAAAAGCCGGGCTGTCCGTCGTCGCCACGCCTTGGTCCATATCGACCGCATTTTGCAGGTCACCGGAAAGCGCGGTGATGAAGACTACTGCGTTACTGGATAGGTCGAGGGCAGCATCAGAGTTGCTGCTCTCGATGACAGTCCGGGACAGCGTGTTGGGGGTTCCCGTCGTGTAAGTGCCAGTCCCGATCTCCCAATCGTCACCGTCCTCAATGGCGTAGGACACCACCTGACCGTTGGTCACGCCCCCATCGGCGAATGACTGAAAGCCGGTCACCGCAGCACCGAGATCGATTGTCCCGGTGCCGGGTGTGCCGTCTACGGCGACTTTTACGCGGTTGGCGATGACAGACATGGCTCACCCCTTACGCGACGGTGAAGGTGACGATGCCGGAAGCGTTCCACGAGACAATGAAGTCGGTGCCGTCACCTGCGGTTTGCGTGCCGTCGAAGTCGATGTAGGCGACAGGCGGATCGTCAGCGTCCGTATCGTTGTAGATCACGCCATAAGCCGCCGCGATGCTGCCACCCGATGCGGTCCAAACCACATCGTCTGCGTCGAATTTCGCATCGTTCGTCGTCACGGTCGTGACCGCGACGTTTGCCAGCGCCTGGCCACCTGCGGTGTAGCCGGTGCCGGTCGTCGCCTCGGTGCCTGCGGCATCGACAGAGGCCAGCGTGGTGTGCGACGCGCTCGGGGTGAGGGCCGAATACAGTTTCAGCTTGTAGGTGTCGCCCGAGCCGTTGCTGCCTTCTGCGAATCGCTTCGCAGTGTGGTCGTAGAGAGTGATCGTGACAGCCATCGGCTAGCTCCAGTTCTCGATCAGGCGAAGCGCAGGCTTCGCGGAATGAATAGGGCAAAGCGCGGAAATGCTTCCCGGCTCGCTTGCCGCGCATCATAGCGCGTTCAGCGATTTCCGGCAAGGATGCTCACTTGACAGAGCGTTTTCTAGGCTGGGTCGGATTCGTCCGGGACATAGGGTGCCGGTCCAGCGGCGAGGGCGGCGGCGTGGATGTCGCGCCCGTGCTGCTCAACGTCATTCGGGTCTGCGGTGAATGGAATCCAGCCGTATTGCGGGTGCTCAATCTCGCAGTCGATGGTTCCGCGATGGTTGTATCGGATTTTTTTGATCTTCATCACGCAATCCTCAAAAACAGAGAAGTGACAACACGTCCGGTTCCGAAGAGGTAGCCCATGCACCTCCAAGTCCCACCGGGATACGAATAGACGCGAGCTAAATTGTCGTTACTGTCGCCTGCATCAGCGCCAGTTCCCGCATATCCAACGCTGCTCCCTGACACTAGACTTGCTGGGGCAAGGCCGATGTTGGTCCCCCCCAAAAGAGCATATGTCCCGACACCGCCAGTGGACGACGAGGCGATGGCGGTGTTTACTGTGGTGGTCGTGACCTTTTCCCCGAGACTGTCAATAGCAGCCTTTACCTTTGCGGGCGTGACGACAGCTTCCGTGGTGTTTGTCCCGGCCTGCCACGTCGCTTGAGTCAGCGTCGGAAGATTATCAACCTCGAACTTATTGGTGGACTGGTTCAATGTGCCAATGGTGATCCACGCCGAGTCCGCTTCATTCCGCATCTTGAGCAGGTTGTTCGCGGTGTCATACCACAGCATGTTGGCATAAGTGGTGGATGGGGCAGTTGCTCCCGACGACAGAGACGCAAGCGCCGCAAGAGCGTCGTTCAGGTCAGAGCGGAAGCTCGGAGCCGTCTGGTTCGCAATATCAAAATCGTGCTGGCTCATCAGTCATACTCCACTAGGGCTTGCAGCCCGGTGATGGATGGCGTCACGCTCACCGAGGTTGATGTCAGGATAACGCGAAAGCGGAACGCCCGTCCATAATAGTCCCCCGCGCGGAAAAGCAGGTAATCCGACCAAGTCGGAGACCCAGCCGGATCGTCTTGCGTGATAGAGATATACGACTGAACGTTCGTGTCTGCGAACTCCGCCGCGCCAGTTGTGCTGTCAAACAGCCCAGGCAGCTCATCGAACAGACCGGGAAGATCATCGAACAGACCAGCCGAAGAATCAACGCGAAGAACCTCGGCCTCGACCCGGCTGCGCACCCGGCGAACCGATCCAGTGTCGATGTAGGTGCTGAAATCATACGTCGCAGTAGATGGCGCACTTGAAGTGTCGGTGATCCGCAAAGCGCTGGACACGACAGAGCATCCGGTTTTCGCGCCGCCAAATGTCGGGTCTTCAACCTGCGTGTCGGTGTTCGCAAACGCTTGCAGGTTTTGCAACGGGACTACGACGGACGTGTAATTGGTTGAGGCCACACCGGACTTATCCACGGCGCGGACATGGTATGTGCCGGGGCGTGTAGGGACCGACACCGCAGTCGCTGGACGCGGAACCTTGTCCACGGCGGTCGTGGCGTTAGCCCATGAAGCGCCCCCTTCTTCCACAGAATGCCTGATCCGATAATATGACAGATCAAGATCAGGGACAGCCTGCCACTCAAGATGAATCGTCGCTCCATTCACCTCAGCAGTCAGCCCGGCCACATCTGAAGGCGGCTCAAGAAGGCCAGAAGCGACGACATCTAGAAGCTGCGAGTATTCACCGCGAACGCCGAACGTGTTGATGGCGCGCGCCCGGAAGTCATAGTTGCCATCTTCCAAGTCCACTGCCTCAAACGGGCCAAGATTGCCCGTTCCGAGATTGATCCAAGTGGAATCACCGCTCGCCTTGAACTGAGCCTCAACCTGCGACACCGCCTCGGGTCGATCAGATGAGACCGTGAGCGTGATGATGTTGGTGAGCTTCTCGCGAATCACGACGGTCCGCGCGACGGCATCAAGGCCAACGCTAGGAACCTCGAAAGGAGACAAAAGAGTGGTGTTGTCGCGCTCGTAAACCACCCCGTCATCAATCTCGTCAAATACGCTCTCACTGATTTCGCGCAAAGTCATGCGAACCTGAAGATCGAGACCCTCAGTCAAGCCGAAAGTCCAGCCGACGACCTCGAACTCCTTCTGAGACCAGCCGAACCGCGTCAAGCTCAACTGCACCACGTCTCCGACCTGAACCTGAAAGGCGCGAAGCCCGAAGGACGCGCCGACCGTGAGCTGTTGCCGGTTCCGCTCCAGCATGATCCGCGCGATCCGCCGAGCCTCGATGCTGTTGTCGGTGAAGGGCAGTTCGATGTCTGCGACACTCTCCTGGCCATTGTCAGCAGACAGGAACGCCGCGTTCGTGACCTCTGGATAATCCGTCAACTGCCAGTCGGTTTCGTCGCCTCGGAAGGTGCCTCGAATGGTGTTGAAGTTGTCCCGACGCGAGTGCCGCGTGTTCACGAATACGTTGGACCGCAGATCGTCCTCGGTGAACTCGATTGTCGGAGCGACCCAGTATCCCGGCTTCATCCGCCACTCGCCTTGCGCATACCAGAGCAGGCCGGACATGCTGGTGAGCAGATCGCCGATGATGTCGTCAGGCGTCTGTCCGGTAGTGAAATTCCCGTTGCAGGTATAGCGAGCGGTCCCTGCTATCGTGTCGGTCTGGTCGCACACGTTCGCGGCGGCACTCACGAGCGTGTCGTCGATGTTTGCAGCGGCTTCCCCGAGGCCATAGTCGCTCGTCAGGTAGTCCCGCAGGCACAAGGCTGGGTTGTCCGACCAAACCGTGGTCGCCGTTCGCGGATCGTAGACCTTTTTCCCCTTCACCGTGACGGTGACCTCCGGGACGCCGTTGGGGAACACATCCGCATCGAAGGTGTAGCGGATGTAAAGATAGGCGATGCCGCGCAGGCGGTGGTTCGCGGTCCAGTCAGTGACCTCGGCCACCAGATCGGGATCGGCGGCCTGATCGGACGCGCCTAGATGCTCCTTAATGCGGATGAAGCCGTTGTAGCGAGAACTGGTCGAACCGTCTGGCAATGTGATCTGCGTGACGTTCCCGCTGCCATCGACCCCAGTCACCCGTGCGTCGTTGATATAGATTTCGTCAAAGTCTTCGATCTCGTGCCCGGTGTAGGCGATCACCTGATGCAAAAACTTGTTGTTCGTGCCGGTCGTGCTGGTGAACACGATAGCCCCACCGACGCGGGCGCGTCCGTAGACAATCTGGTGGTCCAGAGCCGAGCCGCGCTGGTTGACAGTGTAGCCTCTTGGCTGGGTGCTGGGCAGCTTAGGCTTAGGTGCCAGTGCCCGCATCGCAGCGCCCAAGACCACCTGCGTCCCGATCCCAATGGCAAGCTGCGCAGCGATGCCGACAGTGCCAAAGCCGAAAGCCGCCGCGACGGTCGCGCCAAGCGCTGCAATAGATGAGATGATGACCATCAGAGGGCCTTCTCGAACTTGGTTTCCACCTCAGAATACCCCATGCGCTCCAAGAACGCACCTATCGGGTTCTTTGCCGAGGATGAAGCCAAGACGCGGAAAACTCCGTCCTCTTTCATGCAGGTTTCGACGAAGTGGAAAAGTTGATGCCCGGTCTTCCCGCGATACGGCTTCGCCACATAGACAGAATCCAAAACCGCGACGAGGCTCCCTTTGGTCGTCAGAGGCGACATCACAATGACCACGATATAGCCAATCAAGGCTGAGCCATCGCGGGCTGTGAAGAACTTCAACATTCCGACGTTTTCAAGCGCGGCGTATTGATCCCAGTCGATGCAAAGGCCTTCGGTTGGGTGCCCGGATTCCTCCCACTCCAATGCTGCGAGCGGGGAAACCTCGTCCTCGCAGAGCATCAGGCACTCCTGCCGAAACTCAATCATGTCGCCTTCCGGCCCCAGAGGATTTCCTTGTCCTGAAGCGCCTCCACGAAGTCGAGACCTTTGTCGTTAGGATAAACCGATTTCTGGTAGCCCGACGAGAAGCGGCGAACGCGCGTCCGCTCCAGATCAATCAGCTTGTTCTCGATCTTCATCTCGATGGTGGCGAACTCCGGCCCCTCGTCGATGTTCATCTCGTCCATATAGCCCGTGAATAGCTGCGTGAGGCTGGAATAGGTCGTGCCACTGACCACGCCGAAGTAGATGGTGCAGACCCGGCCTTGATACGGCTCCTGAAGGGCCAGGCTCAGAAGATTGGATGGGATGCCGCTCATGGTCAGGGTTGCCCCGCGCACGGCCATCTCGGATGTCTCTTCGATGGACGAGATGTTGAGCAAGTTTCCGGTTCCGGTGAAAACGTTCCCGTCGATGGTCGCCTCGCCGATCCCGGTCCAGACCCGGACAGGCTGGCTGTCGAACTCGAAAACGACAGCAAAGAAAGGCTGGATGACATCATCATCCAGAGCGTTCAGCAGGACGGATGTCAGATCGCGCGTTGCCATCAGCCGAATGCCCCTTTCATAGCCCCGCCTCGCCGCCTCTGATCCACGATCTGCTTCTGGGTCAGGGCAGCGATCTTCGGCGCTTCCTGGGCGATGATCCGTTTGACGCTCTCGTCACCATTGGCAGAGAACTGGAAGGTCTGATGGATCGTCACCCCGCCGTCGCCCCGCATGGCGTTCTGCGTCTGTGCCGCGCTGAGAACGCGCCCAGAGGTGCTGGGGACGAACAGCTCGCGCCCATGCTCGCCGACCGTGTATGGCTGACCAGCCTGCACAGGGCCACCGGATGCACGGCCTCCGAGCGCACCGAACAGGCCACCCATGATTCCGCCGCCGCCAGCCGTGAAGCTGCCGACCAAGCGCTGCACCACCAGCACCCGATACAGCTCACGGATGATGTCCGCAGCCATCGCGCGGAAGGCATCGCCAGCCGTCGCGGTTCCGTCGAGCATCCCCATGAAGGCGTTCTCCATGCTGCTCTGAACCGTGCCCATGACGCCCTGAAGGTTCTCCGCATCGAAGCCGAGTTGCTTGAGCGCAGGCGATGCGTCGATCATGCGCTCAATCATCTGCGTGATGTTCTCTTCGGCATCCGCAGCAGCGTCAGCAATTTCTCGAGTTGCGCCGCCAGCCGCCTTGACCGGGTTCAGGATGCTGCTCGCCGCCGTCGCCGCATCAACATAGGCCTGCCGAAGGCGCTCAACCTCTTCAGTCTCCTGAGCGTTCAGGTCCTGATCTGCAATCGCTTTGGTGACCGCCGCCTCGGCTTCTTTGGCGATCCGCGCCCGCTCTCGCTCCTCCGCTGTCAGTTGAGCCAGCCGCGCCTCTTCGCGCTGCAACTCGACCATCTGTTCGAGCGCGCTGAGGTCTGCGGCGGAATCAATCACGACCTCGGGAAGGACCATGTTTTCAGCGGTGTCAGAGGCAGTCTGCGTGAGCGCCTCGTATTCTTCCCGCAGCTTGGCAAGATTTTCCCGAGCAGCATCCACACCGCCGAGGACAAGAAGACGACTTGCGGCATCAGGATCACCGGAGTCGTAAAGGTCCAGCAGCTTCTGTGTGTCCTCAATCCTCTGCTGAAGGATGTTCGTCCCGCTCTCAGCCTCGGCTGCCTTCATCGTTTCAAGGAATGTCGCAACATATCCTGTCAAACCGGCGATGCCCTGCGCTGCCGTGACAAGAAGCGGTGAGAGGTCAAGAAGCGCCTTGGAGAGGTTCGCGCTAATGACTGCTGACATCTTTCCAAGCTCAAGTTCGGCCTCCTTCGCGGATGCCGTCATCTCGTTGCTCAGGATCGTGCCAGCTTCATCCGCCGCAGCGCCTAGGCTTCGCATCTCTTGGGCATTGTTCGTCAAGAGAGGAAGCAGAGCCGTCGCGTCGTTGGCGATAGCTTCCATGTAGAAGGTCATCTCGGACTGGCTCAGGTTCGCCTTTTCAAGGCTGCTCACATAGAGCATCAGCGCTTCTTGCCCGGAGAGACGCCGGAACTGATCGGCAGTCACGCCGACCAAGGGCGCGACGTTCTCGAAGAAGTCAGCCATCGGACCTGCGCCAGTGGACAGGAAGTCGCCTACCTTGTCGTTCACGTCCTTGATGATGTCGGCTGTCTTATCCATGTCGAAGCCGACAGTTCTGGCCCCGGCTGCGAAGCGCTGGAACTCTTCCGACGTTGTGCCTGCGAGCCGAGCAAGGTTCTCAATCCGAGCGCCCTCGGAAACCACCCGCCGCATCTCGGAGACGAGAACGCCAGCAGACAGGGCAGGGAGAAACGCCTTGACCTGCATTCCAAGCGCGCCCCATGCCTGAGAAGTCTGGCTCAGGTTGCGGTTGGATTGATTGGAGAACCTCTGAACGCGCCGTTCTGCCCGCTCCATCGCCCGCGTGAACTCGCGGTCGCGGGCGCTCAGGATCACATTAAGCTGCTCTGCGCTGATCGCCATCGACTGCCCTCACAAGCGCGCGATATTCCTCAGCGGACATCGCATCCTGCCCCGGCTTCTTCGGACTGTGCGCGCGTTGCCAGCCCTCGAAAACAAGCCAAGTATCTCGGGGCAACATATCACGGATTTCTTCAGGCCGTAAGCCAATGACGATCCCGTTCTGGATCATCCCTCGGACGTTGAGGCGCTCGGGGATCTTGCCCGTCTGGTCTTTTTTTTTGAGGCTTGGTCCATCGCATCAGGCATGAATGCCACGCCGATGATTGCCTGTGCCAACTGAAACATGCGCAGCAGATCGTCAGGGCCACACGCCGACACGATCTTGTCGGCCTCGGCATCTTTCATCCCGCCGCCGACCAAGCCCAGCGCCACCAGGTCTCGCACCTCGGTGCTGGTCGGCTTCTTCCCGCGTCCGAAGATGCCGTCCCAAAACTCAAAGATGCCGCGATGCTTGTCCTCGAAACGCTCGATCTCGCGGTTCCGCAGGACGAACGTGTAAGAGGTGCCGCCGAGATACTCGACGACACCCCCGCGCGGCGCTTCTGCCGTGATAGCCATCAGACAGCCGTAAACGTGACCGCGCCAGTGCTCTCCAGAGACAGCGAGTAGGTCACGCCGCCCTCGGTTTCGCCGCCGAACTCGACCGACGCGATGCGGAAAGAACCAGCGTAGGTGCCAAAGTCGGGAACGACGATCTGAAAGTTGCAGGCATTGTCCGCCGACATCGCCACGGTGTTCATCCGTGCCTCTGCCGTGCTGTCCTCGAAGAACCCGTCACCCGAGACCGAGACGTTCTTCAGGCCAGCAAGGGTCTCGGTCCACAGCGCGCCGCCGGGCGTGGTGCAGTCCGGGGTGGTCACGTCGATCGCCGAGTTGTTGATCGTGAGCGACTTAGAGTTCAGTCCGCACAGGTTCGAGAACGTCTCCGAAGCCTCACCGTCCCCGATCTTCACGAGCAGGGCGCGTCCAAGTTGTTTAGCCATGATCGGCCTCCATCATATGCGCTTGCCCACGGCGCGGGGAGTTAGGCGGTTTCCTCAAGCATCGCTTGAAGAGCGATGACGGCAGTGTAGCCACGGCCCTCACCATCTCGGGTGACCGAGTAGGTCTCAAAGATTAGCTCGACGAGCGTGTGCCCCGTGACCGTCACAGAGGCCTCCTGGCGGTGCAGGGCAGCCTTGACCGCCTCCACGATCCGCACAGCCTCGACCCGGCCAGAGGCGCTGCGGGAATGCGCCTCAAGGGACAGGGAGACGAGCGAGCCTTCGGTGGTGTCCGTGTCGAACGCGCTCGGCTCGATGCCGCCGAACCGCAGATACGGAAAAGTCACGTCCTGCGGCGGCTCATCATAGACGCGCGTCGAGACGAGCGACGTGATATCACTGTTGGCGACCAGCGCAGCGCGAATGCCCTTTTGCAGGGCCAGTGCGAAACCATCAGCCACCGCTCACCGCCTGCTTTGCAGCCTTCTTGATCGCTCTCTTGATGCTCGTGCGGAACCGCTTGCCCAAATGCGACTGCATGATCCGCATATAAGGGGCCGGGGAAGTCGTGCCGCGATTGCCTTTCTGTCGGCCAAATTCTACGGCTCGCGCTTTCTTTTGTGCATCTGCCGTATCCGGCGCGGCCTCGACAGAAGCCGTCAGCCCATCGGGGTTGTATTTGGTGAAAATCCAGCCTCGCAGCTCGCCGCTGTCCACCGGGACAAGCTGACGCGCCAAACGCGCGCCCGCCTCGGTGTTCCGGCGGATCGTCTTCGCAACCTCGGCCTGCACCTCAACCGGCAGGTCCTTCAGTTGTCGGCTTAGGCGCTTGGCACCTTCGACCCTCATGTCGCCACCCCGCGCTCAAGACGCACCTCGATCATGGTCCCCTTCGCATCGACCTGGATCACGTCCTTGATGGCCCAAGTAAAGCCGCGCGCGACGACGCGATCCGCAGCCGTGATGGTCTCGGTGGTGCTGTCTTTTCTCACCCGCATGGTAGCAAGACCAACATCGGACAGCGCGCCGCCCTGAATGGCCTCCTTGCCGGTCCGCTCGCGCAGATCAGCCCAGCGAGTCGCAAGGGTGGCCCAGCCCGTGTACACGTTGCCATAGTCATCCACAGCACCCTCGGAAAGGCGCTGGAACTCGGCACGCTCACGGTAGAGGCCAGCCTTAGGCATACCAGCACCGCCGGTGCATATCGACGAGCATATCGAAGCCGTAGGGGATGTTGCTCAGCTCATCCATCGCCGTGTTCTCGCGGTTGTCATACCAGTGACCCACGAGAAGCATCAGCGCGTGGCGAAGCGTATCCGGGATGTCGGTCGTCGCCTCGCCGTAGCCGATGGTGTATTCGATGCGGATAGCGTCAGCACGATCCTGCGTCACCGGCCAGTTGAAGCCCTCAGCAGGCCCGACATAAGAGGCGAATGACGTTCCCGTCACATCGTAATCGCTCAGGGTGTCCGTCTGTAGATCGCCAGCCGTGTCGTAGTATTTTACCGCGTTGACCTGGATCACCGGACCAAGGATCAGCTTCACCGACTGAGGCGGGGTGCTGCTCACCCACTGGCCCCACTTCTGAGAAATCATCGCGTGGCCCAGCGCGCCCGTCACGTCCGTGTAAGCGACCGCCACCGCGATGAGACGGGTCAACAGAGCGTCGTCGTCGGTATGCTCGACGCGAAGCTGCGCCTTCACCTCAGCCAAGGTGATCGGCGTCGTAGCAGGCGCGTCGATCAGTTCCAGCGCATCGTGACAGGCCAGCGGCTTCGCCATGACTTACTCGCCCTTCACCGCGCGGCGAGTGACCCGCTTCGGGGTGGCGCGCTCGACGTTCGCGCCGTCCACAGGCTCAGCAATGCCAGCCGCGATGAAGCGAACGGCCTCAGCCTCGTTGCAGTCGATCACGTCGCCAGCATTGTGCGAGAAATTGATGCCAGCCATCGAGGTCAGCAGTTTCACCTTCGGCATGGTCGCCTCCTTCAGATCGGCTTGGGAAAGCAGGGCGACACGCGCCGCCCTGCCTTAGATCAGACCTTACGAGGCCGCAGTGATCAGGTGCTTGATCGCTGCGGTATTGGTCAGCACACCGTCGAAGCGGATGTAGCCGAGGATGCCGAAGTCCGGTGCGAAACGCTCGCGCGCCACATAGAGCGACGGAGCGCCGACCTTGCGGACGTAGAACTTCGACATGTCACCGAAGAGGATGACCTTCTTCGCTGCGGCCAGCGAGTCCATCGCCTGGTTCACCACCACGTTGTAGCCCAGCAGGTTCTGCGGGATACCGGCCTGATAGTTGCCCATCTGCCAGAGGTAGTTGCCGTTGCCATCCTTCAGCTTGCGAACAGCAGCGAGGGTGCTGTCGTTCATCATGATGGCGGTCGAAGGCGCGGTCCGGTAAGCCGGATCAACCGAGTGAATCAGGTCGATGATTCT